TCTAGCTATGGATATGTTTGGTCAAGATATAATACAGGAGGTACAGCAAACTACAGGATTAAATATATCAAAAACAAATATACCTCCTATTGATCTTCCTAAAACAATGGAAGAGATGGAGCTGCATTTACAGTTGTCTTATAAACAAGCTATAGAGATAGCAGAAGAAGAGGCTATAACGCAGACATTAGATAAAAATAAATATGATTTACTTAAGCGTAGATTAAACTACGACTTAGTAACTCTTGGTATTGCAGCTGCTAAAACAAATTTTAATACAGCAGAGGGTATTACTTTAGATTATGTAGATCCTGCTTATATGATTTACTCATATACAGAGGACCCAAACTTTGAAGACATATACTATGTTGGCGAAGTTAAAGCTGTTACTATAGCTGAAATAAAAAAACAGTTTCCTCATATACCAGACGAAGAATTAACTAGGATTCAAAAGTCATATAGTAATAATAACTATATATATGGTTGGGGAGCTTATGACGAGAACACTGTTCAGGTTTTATATTTTGAATACAAAACTTATATGGATCAAGTGTTTAAGCTAAAACAAACAGATCAAGGTCTTGAAAAAATACTAGAAAAACCAGATACATTTGATCCACCTAAAAACGATAAGTTTGATAGAGTGTCTAGAAGTATAGAGGTTTTATTTCAAGGTGTTAAAGTTTTAGGTACTGACATGATGCTTGAATGGAAGATGGCTGAGAACATGACAAGGCCAATGGCTGACACTACTAAGGTAGAAATGAACTACACCATATGTGCACCTAGAATGTACAAGGGTAGAATAGAATCTATAGTTAGCAAGACAATAGGTTTTGCAGACATGATTCAGTTAACACATTTAAAGCTACAACAGGTTATATCAAGAATGGTGCCAGATGGTGTATTCTTAGACATGGACGGTTTAGCAGAAGTTGATCTTGGCAATGGAACAAACTATAATCCAGCAGAAGCATTAAACATGTATTTTCAAACTGGATCTGTTGTCGGTAGATCTTTAACACAAGATGGTGCTATGAATGCTGGTAAAGTACCTGTTCAGGAATTATCATCATCGTCAGGACAAGGTAAAATAGGTGCTTTAATAAGTACGTACAATTACTACGTTCAAATGATTAGAGATGTGACAGGTCTTAACGAAGCTAGAGATGGTAGCTTACCTGACAGAGACACATTAGTTGGCTTGCAAAAAATAGCAGCTCAACAATCTAATATAGCTACTAAGCACATCAATAATGCGAGTCTTTATTTAACGCTAAGACTATGTGAAAACATATCTAAAAAGTTAGCAGATGTTGTTAGTTTCCCTTTAACAGCGAATGCCTTGAAAAATTCTATATCTACTTTCAACGTTCAGACGTTGTCAGAGATATCTAATTTAAACTTACATGACTTTGGTATATTCTTAGATTTAGAACCAGACGAAGAAGAGAAAGCACAGCTAGAACAAAACATACAGGTTGCATTACAGTCTGGTGGCATTGATTTAGAAGACGCTATAGATCTTAGACAGATACGTAACTTAAAGCTAGCTAATCAAATGCTTAAGCAAAAACGTAGACTAAAACAGGAGAGAGACCAAAAGGCAGCTCAAGCTAATATGCAAGCTCAAGCTCAGGCTAATGGTCAGTTAGCAGAACAAACAGCTATGGCTGAAACTCAGAAGCAGCAAATACTAACTGATCAGAAAATGCAGTTAGAGCAAGCTAAGTCTCAGTTTGAGATACAGCGTATGCAGGCTGAGGCAGCTATAAAAAGAGAGCTTATGGCTGAAGAGTTTAATTATAACGTTCAACTAGCTAAGGAAAGATTCAATGGAGAAAAAGGAAAGGAAGCTAGCATTGAAGATAGAAAAGATAAAAGAGCTAGAATAATAGGGACACAGCAATCACAAATGATACAGCAGAGACAAAACGATGGAACACCCATCGACTTTGAATCTACTAACGATAGTTTAGGTGACTTTGGCTTAGAAGCCTTTGGACCTAAGTAATTTTTTTAATTTTATAATATTATATTATGTCAGAAGTAAAACAGGCCGTAGAGGTCAAACAAGAAGGTGAGTTTTCTTTAAAGAGTAAAAAAACAAAACCTAAGAAACTAGTTGATACGTCTAGTAAAGAACCTGTTAAAGTTGATTTAACAAAGCCAGAAGCACAAGGGGAAGTAATTCCTAATTTAGTTAAAGTTGATTTAACGGAAACAAAAAAAGAAGAAGATGCCGTTCAAGAGCAAAGCACAGAGAGCGTGGATGTACATGAATCACCCACGGATGGCAAAGAAGTGGGACAAGCACACTCCGAACCTAAAGAACCTACCGAACAAGTTACAATCCAAGAAATAACTGAAGAAGAGGTAGATGAGAAAACAGTGGAGCTTTACGAAGAAGCAGAGAAAGCTGTTAAAGAACAAGTTATACAAGGTAAAAAGTTACCTGAAAATATACAATCACTTGTAGACTTTATGTCAGAAACAGGTGGTACGATAGAAGATTATGTAAGACTTAATCATGATTACTCTAATGTAAACGAAAAAGTTTTACTTAATGAATACTACAAACAAACTAAACCTCATTTAGATAAAGAAGAAATAGATTTCTTAATGGAAGATAATTTTTCTTACGATGAGGAACTTGATGAGCCAAGAGATATTAGAAAAAAGAAATTGGCTTTCAAAGAAGAAGTTGCTAAAGCCCGACTAGAGCTTAATGCTATGAAAGAGAAATATTACCAGGAAATCAAGTTGAGACCAGGTGCTACTCAAGATCAGCAAAAAGCTATGGACTTTTTCAATAGACACAAGCAGCAGCAAGAGCAGGCGAAAACTCTTCAGCAGGATTTTAAAGCACAAACTGAACAAATTTTTAACGACGATTTCAAAGGTTTTGATTTCAACTTAGGAGAAAAAAGGTTTAAGTACAATGTTCAGAATCCTTCTGATATAGGTAAATCACAGTTAGATATTAACAGCTTTATTTCAAAGTTTGTTGATAAAGACGGAGCTGTGACTAATCCTTCTGGTTATCACAAGGCAATGTATGCTGCTATGAATGCGGATAAAATCGCTAATCATTTTTACGAACAAGGTAGAGCAGATGGTATTAAAAATATCGTTGACTCCTCTAAAAACTCAAGTAATGACAAGCCTAGGCAAGTTGCCGATGGAAACGTTTTTATAAACGGGTTAAAAGTAAAATCAATAAGTGGATTAGATTCGTCTAAACTTAAAATAAAAAAACGAAAATTTAACTAATTAAACTTTTAAAATTATGGCTTTAACTCCACAATTTGGTTCAATAGTACCTTCGCAATTACAACAAACTCTTGCGAGCAACTATTTAACATTTGACGGTGCAGCTGGTGGAAACTTTGCACAACAATACCTACCTGAGCTTTACGAAGCTGAAGTAGAGCGTTATGGAAACAGAACGTTATCAGGATTTTTACGAATGGTTGGCGCTGAAATGCCAATGACATCTGATCAAGTAATTTGGTCTGAGCAAAACAGATTACACATATCTTACGATAACTGTACATTTGCTACTAATGCAATTACTATTCCAGTTGCTGCTGACGTTAATAACGTAATATCTCCACAACAAACTATCGTTGTGATGGATGATTTTGGTGCAGAAGCAAAATGTCTAGTTATTGATTCTGACTTAAGAACTGCTGCTGGCGGTGGTACTGGTGTTATCAATGTATTACCTTACGGTTCTGCTACACTAGTTACAGAAGGTCTTGTAGGTAATGTAAAGATATTTGTTTACGGTTCTGAATATCCAAAAGGAACAAACACTACAATTGCTGGTCAAGCGAATGCTGTTGGTGTAACTGGAAATGATTTTCCAATCGCTACTGTAACTCCTGACTTTACTCAGTTTTCTAACAAACCAATTATCATTAGAAACCAATATTCAATCAATGGTTCTGACGCTGCTCAGATCGGTTGGGTAGAAGTTGCTACTGAAGATGGAACAAACGGATACCTATGGTACTTAAAAGCAGAGTCTGAAACAAGACTACGTTTTGAGGATTACCTAGAAATGGCTGTTGTAGAAGGTGAAACAGTTGCTGCTGGATCTACTATCGCAGGTGTTACTGGTACAGAAGGTTTGTTTGCT